GCACTATAGTACGATTTCATTTGTGGAGTTGTGTTATCATAACCACAAACATATAAATGATAACTAGAATCGATCTCCGCTAACTTCTCCATTATGCCGTTTGGTTTAACGAGGTTTTCAAGACCTCGTTCTGGTCTGGAGGTGTAGAGGAGTTTGGTTCTATGTATTTGCTCCCATGGATCACCACCATAATCAGTAAAGTCATACAGCCCGTTTTGGGCTTGTGTTGTTAATGGATCATAAGGTTTTTCAAACAACCCCAAATCCACCCCATTAGTAATTGGATACACAACATCAGGATTAAGCCCGTATATCTCTACAAGCTGATTCTTATGCCATTCACTGACAGCCAGTACGCCATCGATGTTCCACATCTGTTCCTGAACCATAGCGCGATTCCGAATTAACGCTAAGTCGTGTGTCCACCAAAGATTTATTTTAGACGCATATTTAAATTTAAATGCGATAGGATGACGTTGAATAATTAAAACATCACACGGCGTATTCTCTGCATAGTAATGGAAATCAACGCCTAGTGGTGCTTGCTCTGAGATGGAACCAGACGGAATATACTTCACCCCATCCTTCTCACTGGCTTGATCTATGGTTGTGAACATCGTAACTTTATGCCCACGTGCCGCCAGTTCTTTCGCCATATAATAAGCTGCTGACTCACTGCCCCCCAATGATCTTTCGTTAATAGTATTGCCGTCAAATGGCATTCCACCACAGTGTAGTGTTATGAACATAGTATGTTATCTCCTGTTATCATTATGTTAAAAACTAGGGTTCGCCGACCAAATATCTGTAGCATCAGGCGTCCATTGCTGCACGCCGGTTGTTCTACGATTCCAAAAAGCGTAGTCAATTTGCCAACTGTTCACGGCATAATCAAACTGCTCCTGCATTGAGTATAGTTGTCCTCCTCTTGATGCATCTGATTCAGCATAGCTGACATTCTGAAATGAGCCAAATGTGTCAAGCACATCTTTGAATGCTATATAGCGTGGTGACACATGGGTCTGAACTCCTGTGTTATCTTGTAACACATCGGGACCGCCGATAATAACATTACCCAGTGCAATGGCGGCTGACGCTACATTGGCTGTATAGCCATTGTTGTCTGAAATAAAATTAAAGAACCAGAACACTTTTGACTGATTAAAGTAAGTTGACGCGTCTGCATTAATTGATATTAAAGCATCGCGATACAACTCAGGTGTGTAACTGTTAGAGTACAATTGCGCACTAGTAAATCCTTGAGAAGTTTCCTGTGTCGTTACGCCCTCGAAGTTGGTGTAAGAATCTACAGCCTCTGCCATTGCTTTATGTAGCAATCCTAGTCTTGCAGTCACCTCTGGCTCCCACCTTTTAGGTGCATAACCAGTATTCTCATCACAGTGCATTTCGTATCCACTATCTATTAAATATTGCGGCAAGAAGTGTTCACTGTCTTTAAAGCTGCGGAGCTGTATCATTACTGCTAGCTGCATGTCTACATCACGCAAGGCTGTAAGGTCTGACTGGACTTCACTAAAATCATAAACGTCTTTGGATGTTTCTAGCTCCTTCCAGTCCCACCTCTTTACGAAGCCTTGTAATCCGGAACTAACTGAATCCAGCATAGTATCAATACTGGACGTGCCATCATTTGGGAATAAGTAATGTCCGGGGACGCCCACTTTAGGAGCTGGGGGGACAGGTGGACTCGCAGAACCGACAAGTGTATTGCCTATCCCGACCCCATAAATGCCTATGCCAATCTGCATGATTAAGCCCCGTCAGTAATCAATATGGTTTCCCCAGTAGCAGTTGCGGTGCGATATACTATCGTCGTTCCCGCCTTTATGCCGGTGATACGAACCATTACACCTGCTTGCAAGGGTATGTCCCCTACAGCGCCGTCTAATACAGGCACTGACACTGTAGAACCACCGGAAGAACTGCGTATGAAGCAATCGACAGACGGCAAAACTAACGCAAAACCGAGATTAAGTACTTGAGACACCCTATCGGTATTGTCCAAAGTCTTTAGCCTTGTTCTGCCGCCATTGTTAATACCGATGGACATTTCATAGCTATGTTCATCGCCATCAGTGCTGTTTAAATACTTGGCCTGCTTACCTGTAACCGTATCAACATGTTCTGTCATGATTAACCCCTCTTAACTCTTGGATCAGTCCCCAGATGCCTGCCTTCTAAATCAACCAATCCAGTTGGTCTCCATCCATTGGGAAGATCAATTTTATGCTGTGAGCAAAAAGTTTCAGGGTGTCTTTCCTTCCTCTGCAACTCTGCTTTTCTGTTTGGGTCTTTAGCGTTAGGCGTCAACATTTCAATTACTCTTTTTGTCAGACTTTGACGCATTCTTTTTTGCCAGCCCACGCGGTGAAAAAGAGTCTGGGTCTTTCTCTTTCCGCTTTAATTCGTTTTCACGATTTGGGTCTTTTATACTTGGTGTTAGCATGTTCTTTCTCCTGATTAATTTAAAAAAAGGAAGGGCCATGTATGACCCCTCCAATTAAGCATTGCTTAAGTCGAGCTATTTACTGCAGTTAACAAGAAGGCATAGCTTGCGCCTGTGATCTTCTCGTCTTGGTAGTAACCAGCTTCAACTTCTTCTGCCTTTTTACGTGAATCGTAAGCGTGGCGTTCAACAACCAATGGCGCAGGAAGATTTGCCTGCTTCCACCTGAACGAATAGCCGAAGCTTGGACGTTGCGTTGTTGGTGCATCAGGCACGTAATAGACCAGCACATTATCACCGAATATGGAATTCAGCGATTCAGTCTGACCATCTGCAGCACTGTTTTCAAAGCCCTCAGAAAGCATTACCTTGTCAACATTGAGCAGATTGCGAACCTGATCTTCATTAACGTATCCACCACCATTGTTGGCACCGTTAATGAGATCGCGCACGTTAGAATCCCGACGGAAAGAGTCCCATGCCTCAGGCCCAAACATAACCCGATTGGCTTTCTTGCCGTTTGAATAACGTACGTTATCAAGAGCAGTATTGATGTCCCCTAAAGGATCACCAGCACCATTCCATGCTGAACTCACCGCAGCACTAGAACCAACGTTAGACGTGTTCTTAACTTGATCGAGAACACGGATGTCCCAATCAAGAAATAAATCGTCTAAAATTAATTGTGCTTTGGTTTCTGCCTTACCAAAGATCATACTTGGATCTGTGTTTGCCTTGTCTTCAATAGTAACGGCTGCTTTCAATGCATAGTTACGACAGAAGAAAGTAGCCGACCCGAAAGACTCTTCGACTCGGCGTGCTTCAGTTCCGGGTGTACGATCAGTTTTTTGTCTGCGTGTGCGACGGGCACGATCTGTTTCGAGGTAGATATCAGATTGCTTGTCCACTGTTACCACAGGGAAAACCATATCCGCTATCATACCTTCAGGGCGATACCCCATCGCCATCTCAGTTAGCACTTTATCGACGTGCAAGTCTTTTGCAGTTGCTCCAGCCATTACCTTAGCCCTCCGAAGTTGTTAATGTACGACCACGGAAGTCAAAAACTCCGTCGCCATAGGAACCAGATGTCACCGCAGTCCCTTCATTGAATCCTATACAAGGATTTCCTGAAGTTGCTGCAATCATAAGTCCACCACTGGCCACTTTCATTGGACCAAAAGCGGCAATAGTGCCTGCAGACTGATAACGCGAACGACCTTCATAGATTATAGAAGTAGGTTCTCCGGAATCCGCTGCAAACGCTAATAGGCCTCTAGCCTGCGGAGTGCCCGTTGCCAAAGTGCCTGAAATGTTGACCGCACGATGCTGGAAAGCACGTAGGTCAGTAGCAGCATCAGGGCCAGGAATAGAATTGTTATAACTCATTGCTCACCTCCATCGTTTTCGTGGGCGTACTCTTTTGCAAGTTCTGGATCAATCTTAAATACTTCTTGAACTGCTGCAGAGAATGTTAGGTTAGGATTCTTTGCTTTCATTTCACTGGCTTTCATGCTTACACGATCACCTGCTGAAAGATCAGAATTACTGTCCCCCTTGCTCTTACCCATATCTCCTTCTCCAGTTTCACCCGCTGGTTTGATTTTTTTCATTGTAGCAACTGTGAATTTAAGTTGCTCCAGTGAATCCTTTGTCAAGTCCTTCAACAAATCATCTCGTGTAGCTGGAGCGATAACACTGCTCTTCACTAAAGATTCAAGATCATCTGTTAAAGTTTTCTTAGCTACAGAAAATTCAGCTTCTTCGCTGCTTTTCTTAAGTGCAGCGAGTTCGCTCTGCAACTGAGTTTGTGATGTAGAAAATTCAACAACCTTTGCTGCGTTTGTAGCATTGGCGTCTGTTAAAGCCTTATTCGCAGCTTTCAAAGCATTGAACTCGGCCTGTTCTTCTGGTGTCATGCCCATAGTAGGCACCTCCTTGATAGGTAGTTTACTGAAAGTTGCGTGACTCGTAAATTCTACGTTTTTACTGGTCATATATGTCTGTAAGTCAGATAGCGTATTAACAGCGGGACGATCCACGCCGAGTAATGCTACTGCTGTAAGAACAGTGCCGTAATCGTGTCCTTTATGCTTCACATCGAAAAGAGCCTCAATAGATACATTCTTATATCTCTTAGACTCCATAGCCTCGTAGACTAATTTTGGTATATCAGTGAAGTGTCCTAACAACTTTGAACCCTCCACCCATATTCTGTTTATCCAACCAAGCGCGGGTTGTCCATCTGTCATTGGCTGTTCTTCATTGTGCCCAAACTTTAATGGTACATCAATTATGTCAGCCAACGCACTAAAGTTTGATACCATGTCATGTAACATCTGCAATGATACATCAATCCCATTCCATTTCCCTACAGCGAATATCTCAGCAGTGAGACTGAATTGTTCTTTATTTGACGGCATACATTTGGCCTCCTTCGTTCATATGGTTAAAGTGCTCTATCTCAATTTTAGTGGGCACAATCATATTACAAGTTTTGCACAATTTAAATATGTCCATGGACACAGGCTCAGGCTCATCATATACCCGCCCTATAGCCCCCTTGCCTTCTGCGTCAAAACAACAAGTAGTTATGCGTCCGTCTGCTAACACAACTCCCCATCCTTGCCGTAGAAAATCACAAGTAATAGTTGGGGCTGTTACTTCCCAGTCAACTTGACCAGCCCAATCAAGTGACGACGTGGCGAAAGCTGTGTTGGCTGCCGCGAAAATCCCGTGTCGTTTGCATATGTTAATAGCTGGGCCTGCTTTTTCAGGGCGATGGGTCGATACGAATACCAGCACTTTATGTTTTGCTAAGAACGCGCCTATCTCCTCTGTCATTAATAGTCCGTTAGTTGAAAAAACAATCTTGCCCTTATATACCTCTCTTAATTTGATTATCATCTCAAACAGGTCAGGATGCATCAACGGTTCACCAATGCCGGTCAAACTAACTTCATGCTGAGTGCCAGTGTCATTAAAATACTTCACCCACTTCAATGCTTTTTCGAATACATGCATTTCCATATGTTCTTTTGCACGCTGCATTTTAGGATGCGGGCAATATTTGCAACGAAGATTGCACTTAGTTGTTATTTCAATCTGCTTGATGCAAGTAATAGGCCTCATGCGGAAGCCCTCATAGGCACAGTATGGTGGCATGATTTACATAGGCTGTATGGGACTGGCGTCAACTTACTTATGTTGTCGTCTACTGTTCCAATCTTGCTGACGCCATCGCCATCTAAGCAACACGTAACCAAGTCGCCCTCAGCCGTTACCATCACCATGCTGTCAGTTAACCAAGGACAAGGCATGTTATTGCTCGTTGACACATGCCAGTCGACCTGTCCAGCCCAATCTATAGAGGCAATTGCGGGATCAGCGGATACCCCAGTCAGCACACCATACTTCTTGCCTAACTCTATGGCAGGGCCAGCAACCTCTGGTCTGTGCATAGAGACGTAGTACTGGACACGGTACTTGGCCATGGCTTTAATATATTCTTCTTTCACCTTCACACCGTTAGAGGCTAGCACAAGATTGATATTCGGCAAGAATGATCGAGTAATTCCTAGATACTCAATAAAGTCAGGATGCATGGTGCTTTCACCAATACCGCACAGATTGAGTTCTACTTGGCCATGGTGCATAACACACCGCTGAACCAATCTTAGTGCTTTGATGAATACCTTTTTGCTCATATCCACTTTGTTTCGAGTCATCGTCGGATGAACGCAATACTTACACCGCAAATTGCAGCGTGATGTCATTTCTATTTGATGTATGCGTTTAATAGTCACAATTAATGATCTCCAGGCTCATAAAAAGTGAAATTACTATTATATAAAATAGTGCCACCATTAACATTCGTAAAATTCATCAAGTATCTATTTCCAGGTTTAAGCACCCATTCTGTCACTAATCCTTGCGCGGCACCTTGTATTGTTTTTACTGGGCCTCCAGCAGAGGCCAATACAGCGCTTGAGTCTTTCCGTATCCCGATGCTATTTACATTTATATACGGATTGTGATGGAAACTATGAACTGATACATTAGATGATCGTGTGTTTAAATTATCCGGCGCGAAATATGTGCCGATGCTAGCAGTATCAACGAATGGATTTTCGTATAAGTATAATTCACACGGACCACCATTCGTATTATAACTATAATCTCGAAGATGTAATTCTGTGTCGCTATCAATAGTCATCAGCAATCCCAGTGAACCAGCAGCAGCCAAGGTGCTTACATCTGAATGATGATAAACTTTACCAGCATGTATCCGTTCGTGTTCTGTCACAGCTGTCTTAAGCGCATTATGAGTGCTGTGTAAGTTCTCCTCTGCTTGTCTAAACAGATTCCATGCTTTCGCCAATATTGTCGGTGATCTCATTGCATAATCCGGGCTTTATCTTCATAGAAGGTCAGCCATTCAGACGGGATCTGGTATTTAAAATTCTGGGATTCTTCTTCTACAAAATTACTTTTGCCTATAGGTGTCCACCCAGTCGAAAGATTAAATTTTATATACTCACTAAGTCTCTGTAGCTGAATATCGCGTATTTCAGGGATGTCTATGCAGATATAAAACGGATTATATCTGTCTATTGAATTAATCATGTTATCCCAACACTGGTGCAGATTGTTTTCAGTGCACCAATCTGGCTCCTTCACATGTACATGATTATTCAGCAACCATGATTTTGCTACACTTCGCGGATGCCTTAGTGGCACGACTACAGCTGAGCACTCTTCGCAAAAGTACTCTATGTTATCCATGTCCTCATTGAGAACATGCGCTAAGCAATATTTGATGTCTTTAAAATTCTTAGAAGCTGAGGCGCTACGGAATGGTAGCTGCTCAAAGTCTTTGAATAGATCATTAATAAATAATCTAGTTCCTGTGTGTGGTATGGTGAATAGGCCCAAAGGTTTCATTATTTAAACCCCTGCTGTGGATCAATCACAGGCTCGTCACTCTCTGTCCACTGATCAATATCAGTGATAGGTATCAGCAGTGAGCGACAATTATAATGATTTGGCGGTCTGAATGATTGCCATACTTCACTGTTTATCGCATGCACGTGATTATCCAGGTTCTGGCAAATTTGTGTCGTTCTAGAATCCAGGATTGCCGAATATTCTAGTGCCTGTACAAAATCATCAAGTGCAGGATCTGAAAAGTAGTTAAATCTGGCTTCGTTAACCGCCTCAAACCCATTAGTCCTCATCATCGTTGCGATTCTTGCATTAGCAACTGCGTCGCTCCCTAACGCTTGGCCCAGCGCCTCCTTTGCACGCTCTTGCGATATCATTCCCTTAGCAGCGAATGTTGCGTATATCTCTTTCTCCATAGTAGCAAGAGACTTACCTCCCTTGACACCATTCAAAATAATCCCTTGAATAATAGATATAGCTTCAGTAGACAAGTTGCCTGCCACCTTAAATGCTTTGTCCTTTATAAACTTTTCTGAAACAAAGTTCTGTTGTTCTCCGCTAATTGAAGAACTAAATACTGCACCCTTAGCTTTGTCTATTTCACTTTGGGCGTGTTTCTTGCCTAGCTGCCAGTATTCTGATAATGAAGAACTGATCTGCTTATTGAGAGTTCTCAACACAGACTTATCAAACTTAATAGTTTTAGAACTAGAAGAATCTAATCTGTCTCCTAGCACTCTCATTTGTAAAATGGCATCCGCAACAAGTTGATCCATAGTTCGGGAGACTTGGTTTATGTTCTCTGTAGCGAGATCATCAGTTGTCTTGGCAATGACCGTGAAGTCAACTCGCTGGGATGCGCTATCGATAGAGTAAGCCCTCAACGCTTTACCCATTAATGTTTCATCAGGAAGAGTCTTGTCATTTTGTAGATTTGGATCACCTCCTTTGTCGTCAGTTGGTTCAACAGTTGGTTTAACAGGTTGCACCACACTCTCTTCATCTTTCTCAGGAATACCCAGCAAGTTTCGCAAATAAGCTTCGTCAGTATCCGAACGCTGTGCTGAACCACCCTGTACCATGTCCTTCCATGCGCTTGCTATTGAAATGGCCTGCTCAATCGTATATTTATTGAATTTAAATTTTGGCCAGTAATCGTCCCCGAAGTTTAATTCACCAAGGTGCCTAAACAAATCTTCATTAAGAATTTCTTCCAGGCGATTACTGTCTGCATTTAATGTCATGAAAAATGCAGACAGCTGTGTTTCAGATTGAGAGTAGGAACCAGTCTGTCCAGTGGGTGTTATTCCCAATAAGTTAGGCACCAACAATGATCTAGCTATGCCAAGATCGTGATGGTCTATAGCTTCTTTATACGCGACGTTGTTAGAAGGGAATACCAATTCCATCTTTGTATTCTTCGGAAGAATAACACCCGATCCACCTACTGTATTTCGCAATACATTCTGAAGGCTGGTATACATTGCTGAACCCGGGGTTAGTACTGCATCACCTTCGCTGGTAATAGACCTGTATCCACCAGCATGGCGTTCAAGCCACATGTTCCAAAAGCGTATTGCCATTTCCTTGCTGAACCACGCCCTATATGCTTCTCTTAATTCTGAGCCGCCATAATGTTCATCATAATCAGGGTTGTTTACAAAATGAATAAACTTAGACATATTCAGACGAATGTCTTTACCGGCTACTTTCTGCAACAACTCTTCTACATTGCCGAACTGGTCTACTTTAAACTCAAAAGTATCATAGGGCTTTAGTTTAAGGTCTTTAATACCCCAATATGTTAGCCCGTCATACTCAATCGTCATGAACAGCTTTTCAGTCAAAGAAAATCCTTGATAGATAGATGACAAAATTCCATTGAGCTTATCAGTGAAGCTGCCTTTGCACTTATCAATTGTTAACTGGGCGATGGCTATACGACGGTCTGCTTCTTCATCTCCCAATTCATCACGATCAACTTCCCATGTGTATTCCCGACTGGAAATGGCATCACGCTTAAATCTTACTGCTGCCTTTACCTGTTCATCTAGCATCATCTTACGGTAGACGCCGGAACCTTTTTGGCGTATCAACAAGTCGGGGTTATATTTAGGCCACTGGCCCATGTTCAACATGGAATCTTCAGACCAAGCAGTGTCGCCTTGAGGAAGACTTTGCGGCTGTGCCTCCTTTTTAAAATGTAAGTTGTAACCAAATAAATTCATATTAACCCGCCATAGGTTTCCGATTCTAGACGACCCACTACTTCAGGCTCATAGTAAACATCCATGATGTTAGAACTTTTCCCTATCATCTGCATCATTAAACTGTCCCATCTGTCTGGAGACGGCAACCCCGCCTTTCTGATCTTTTCTTTAGGCTCAATGTCATCCAGTTTTTCACTTGCAAGATTACGCTTGATAGATAATACATGCGCTCTAAACTCTTCCTCATCATCAATGGCCCCATCCTCAACCACAAGCGACCCATCAATGATCTTCTCTGCCGTCAGGATACTACACTCAGTGCGCTTATTACGAAATCGTACAGGATCATTTGCTCTTTCACCACCCACAAATGGAATGCAGGGGTATTTCTGATCCATAATGTATCCGGCTGTTCCAGCACCAACACCGTTTGCATCTGGAATGATCACATCACCATTCTTTGGGTTGCCGTGATATACATCAAACAACTCGATTGCTTTCTTCCCGGCCAATATTGGCGATTCTTTAGCTGGGAAATAGAAATGCAATTGTCGCTTGACGATTATCCTTGATTGATAATGCTCTGCCACTGTTATGATAGTAGCATCTGCACCGCCATCTGCAACATCCACGGACACCTTTAGAATCGGGTATGAGCCATCAGGGACACATTCAGCACCCAACATGTCATCAACATACTCAGGATGGACCAACAGCGCCTCATCAAATGCGGCAAACTCACCGAGCGCACGCACCATGAAAACAGGCGAGTTCGCGCCATACTTGGACCTCATGTTCTCTGTCCACTTGTGATCCACGAATCTGGAGTCTTCCGGCTTGATGTGCATCTGAAAATAGAGCTTCTTCACGTTAGCCTTGTTGTGCGCCGCCCAAAATTCCCCCTCCATCCTTGTTGGATTTCCAATAGTGACAAGGGTTGAGCCTGGCGTGGTGAGCGCACCCTCAATCACCGGGAACATGGGATCAAGCACACGGGCAGATGCCTCATCCACCAGGAAGAATTGCGGCTCATCATGATATCCAGCCATGTTCTCGGGATCACTGGCAGTCTCAGCCACACACCCCCAGTCCTCATCCTTGCCAATGGTGATATCGGTGGCATTGACCGTGAACAGGTCTTTGTAATGCGGGTCAGCATCCCGAAGGATCTTTCTGAACCGTGGCCATAGACGGGTTTTTAGCTGCTTTTCCTTTGGCGCTGTACAAACCACCTTGACGTAGAAGCAAAACGTAGCCCAGTGCATAATCTGTGCCAGCCAGTGAGTTTTACCCGGTCCATGACAGGAACGCACTGTGATGCGATTTAAGCCCTCATGATTGACAACCGTGGGGTTGCCCTTCAGAAACCGATGAACGTCTGCCAGCGCCTCTATGCCACTAATCTGCCATGGGTCTGGATCTTGATGTAGGATGTTGCGGAGGAACCATTCCGGCTCGTTAAATGCGCGTTGTTTTGCTTCTAGCAGGATTCGATAGATATCGACCGCAGAGGCATCGGTCACTTGTTTGCATCCTTGGTGGCGCGTGCGAGGGCTTCGGCGAATCCGATTAGCACGCCCCTGCCATCAGGGTCAGAGAACTCATGCCGGTCTTTAAACGCATTCACGCTGATATGCCGCCCGATTAGCTCATAGGCTTTGAGCTTATCCATGAATTTGAATTTTACAATTTCGCCAATCTGCTCCCGGTCTTTGCCTCGACCATCGAACAGCTCCTGCACATCGACGGCGCTTAACATCCGGCGCCAGGCTATCGGCCATTCCTGTATCGGCTTGTATGTGCCAGTCCTGGCATCGAATATATCAATCGGGTCAGCGTCCACAATCTCGCCAAGTCTGGTGAGCACAAATTCAGCGTCGATCTTGGTGGCTTTTTCTCGTTCTCGCTTTGCGGCATCTACCGCATCCGCTATTTCAATTTTTTTCAACAGCGCCTCTCCGATCTGCCCCGCCGTTTTTTTGCTATACCCCGCACGAATAGCCGCCTGAGTTGCATTCAGGTCGATCAGGTATTCTTCGACATAGTACTGCTGCAGGTTG